ACTGTTAACATAAAAACACTATGCGCTAACTGTAATAGAATCTATCAGAAAAAGTTAAAAGAAAGTTCCTCTTCTATAATGGACATTACAGTGGATGCTGATATTTTAATTTAACTGTTATTCAAACAATCGTTGCTGTTTTGCTTTTACTGATACTTCGGCTAAGATACGTTTAAGCTGATCTTTATTAGCAAGCACTGTGTTGGCATCTTCTGCTACATTGGGGTTGTATGCCTTAAAGCTATCACCGTGACCGATATCTATGTGACATAAGTTTTCCATACACAATGTGATCAAGTTGGTAAGATCAAGTTCTAACTCTGGATGCAAGTGATAGGGTTTTTTATGATGAACTTCTAAATCATTTGTAGTACCACACGCAGCACAAGTTGAGTTGAGTTTTAAATGTTTCTTCTTAACTCCCGGCCACTTGCCACTTCGTTTTACAGTGTGGAGTGCATCTCTATTAGCGTGGGCAAGTAATTTTGCTTGGCGCTTTTTTGTAATTTTCTTTGGTGGTGGTAATTGTGTAGTTTCCATTATATATTTATTAAAAAACAAAAAAGGCTCTGTATATACAGAGCCCTTGATGTAAACTTCCCATCCCATTGAGATATTGTATTTATGCTTTTTGCTTACAATTGTCTCCATGCCATCTTGTATAACCATTGACTGCTACTTCGTTATTACAATGTGGGCATAGTTTCTTTTCACGCTTTAGTCCTCTGATAGCTTCTGCTTTTTTAGCAACAGTTTCAGGTGATTGTTTTCTTCCTGTTGCTTTCTCACGCTGTTTCTGTTTAGTTTCATCAGTGTGATTTTTTCCAAACATATTATTCTTTTCCCCTTGTTTGGATGATGACATTTTTTCTTTCCATTGAGTAGAGAAAGGGTTTCGTTTTCTTCCTGTAATAGCCTCAATTTGTTTTTGTTTTTCATGATCGGGTTGAATTCTACCAGAATTTGCCTCGCTTATTTTTCGCTTAGCGTTGTCTGTTTGTTTCTTACCAAACATCCCGTTTCCTTTACCCTTACGTTTCTCACTACTAAGTAAAGCATATTCCTCTTTGAGTCTGGCATACACTCTGGAAGTAATTTTAGTAGTGTGTCGCTGTTGATTCTTATTTTCAGCCCGCATTATACGAATAGCATTTAGCATTTTCCAATGCGCTTCGCCGTCTTTGTATATCTTTGTTAATAACCAATGACATATAAAGTGTTCCCTAGGTGTTATGTTAGTAAGATTTTCTTTCTTATTCGTGCCGCCTAAACTTTTCGGAAGAATATGATGGTTTTCGTTTTTAGGATCATAGATACGGCTCTGGCCGCGCTCTGTAATTTGTTTGTGCCATTTTTCATATTTGTTCATGCTAATATTTAGTATGTTTGTTAACTCAATATAGCAGTATATAAAGAAAATAGCTAGCGGAATGGGAGCCGTAAAAAAGGGAACCGAAGTTCCCTTTGCTGTGATTTTACTTTCAATAGCACTCGTAAGTGCTTGATTTCACTGAAAAGTAAGATTTTGCACGTTTATCTCGCCAACGTAATCCGCGGCATTGCCGAATGAGGATGCAGTATTAGTAAGCTCTATGTACCCGTACCGCGTCATAAACGAAACGACTGGTTCGAATGTTGACGGATCAAGAACAACACCACTACTCATCAACGGAATGTAAGGGCAATAGAATGCCGCTGCATCTGTTTCTGAAGAGCCTTTGTATCCAACCAATACTGGAGTATTGTCAGGAGCATATGAGTCAACGAACACGCGCATAGCGCCATTCAATGTACCAACAAACTTGGTGTTTGTAGGTGCTTCGAAGGTGCCTTCTGTAGTGCGAGCGAATGCGCTAGTAGTAGCAGACTGAAGAACAGTCAATGCAGCACTAGATACAACAGCCCAGTTACCAGCGCCACGACGAGTGCGTTGAGCAATCAAGTTAGCAACACGATTGATAAGAACAGCTAGAGCAGCGTGTTCGTCACCAACGTATGTAGCAGTACCTGAAACTGTAGCTTGGTTGTAAGTGTATTCAATCGATGCTAGAGTGCGTAGCGACAATAGAATTTCTTGGTCGATTTCAGCGGTAATTTCTTGCGCTAAAGCAGCCATGATTTCTGCCTCAACGTCAATCCCGTGTTGCGATTGAGCATCTTGAGCAGCTTCGAATGTCCAACGAGCTTGCAACTTACGTGACTTGGCTTCAACGGCCTGACGTAGAATCTGAACGCTGATTTGTTTACCACCATTGCCTTCAAGGGCAGCAGTGTCATTACCAGTGTAATAGTCAGTTGTAGTTGCATCACTCTTAACACGTGAATATGCCTGAGCGATTTTGAACGGGCTCAAAGCTTCTTCACCTGCTGTAACGCTAGTTTGCGCTGCTGAATTGTCGGTTAACGACTGAGCATAGCGAACACGTAGAGTGTGAATCTGACCAACTGGTCCAGTCATTGGCTGAACGCCTACCAATTCGTTAGCGATAACGGTTGGCATTACACGACGGATAACTGGAAGAATAACGCGATTTAAAGTAGCGATATTACCTGCAGTTGTTGTACCGGCAGTAGATTCAGCAAGTAGTTGCTTTTTGGTATTCTCTAAAAGAACACCCATTGTTGAGCGGCGATTGCCTTTTAATCCTTCTAACAGGGCCTCTTTGGTCTCATCCCAACGGCTTTCTAAGAGTACTTTTGACATTTGTGTTTTCTCCTAATATATGTCTTTGATTAAAGCCCTGCCAGACGTTTGATGTCAATGACATTATCACGTGCTTCGACTTCAAATTCTTTTTTGGCAGATTTATCACCAGTAACTTCACTAATCATTCTTGATTCAGAAATAGCCTGTTTAACAGATTTCTTATCAGTACCTTGATTTAGAACTGCTGGTAGATACTTATCGAAAGCGGCCTGCAACTTAGGTGTCTGCACGCTTTCTAGCAAGCTCTTCATTACTGAAGCCTTTTCTTCGTTCAATGTGCTAATTAATTCACCCATTGTTTTTTCACGGAGATTAGATTCTTTAATAATTCGAACTTCACGTTCTTTGGTTTCGATCAATTTCTTAGCTTGTTCCATTTTACGGACAGACTCAGATAGTTGTTGATCTTTTTCTTGTAACTTATGCATTAGATTGCGAGTTTCTGCTTTCTCATTTAAATGAGTGACAGAGAATTCACTAGCAAATGCTTCAAACAATTTACGTCCAAAGTTATTTTCTCTGGCGCTTTGTATATCTTCTTTAAGCTGACTTAATTCACCCTTTAGATGTCTAGTAACAGCAGCATTCATTCTTGACGCACTTTCAGCTACAAATTTAGCTTTTAGTTTTTCAAGTTGTTTGCGACCTTCAGCTACAAGTTTAACTTTAGCCTCAACAACTGCTCTCTTGTCCTGTGAGAATTCTTTAATTTCTCTGGAAAGAGCTTGAACAACAAATTGTTCTAGTGAGTGTTGACTTTCTTTTGCAATCTTACGATCACTGCGTAGTTCTTTGATTTCTTCGGCTAGTTTAGTAACCATAAATTCATTAAACTTTGACGCATTTTCACGTAGCTTTAGTTTTGCTTGTACACGGTCTTCGTGCATTGATTGTCTTTCTGTATGAAATTCTGAGATTTCACCAGTCAAACTATCAGTTACCATATTATCCAAGGCTTCAACCATCACAGTACGGTCATGCTCATACCGATGCGCAAACTCTTCGCGGAGTTCTGCACGAACTTGCTCACGTGCTTCAACTAGCTTAGACTGCCAGGCTTCAGTAATAGAAGCACTAGTTTCTTCGCTGATGAGGCCGCTTTCAAGCAACGGTTTAATGATTTCTAAATTCATTATTTCCCCCTTGTTTTGAACCATTTAACTCTGGTTCACCAAGTATTACAGAAGTAGACCTATCTACTCCGTGTATTTGTACTCGATTAATCATTTTATTTTCATATCCTTGATTAAACGAATTATCTCTTCTTTCACATATCTTTGAACTTTAGCATCTTTACTAGCATCTGCACCTTTAAGATTTGATAAAATCTTATGGCCGTGCTTCATATTCAACATACCTTCGTAAATAGCTTTTGGATAAGCATTTGGAGCAGATGGTTGCGCTACGATATCAACTGTTACTATTTCAAAATCACTAACTCTGCCATCCATATCATTAACATTACCACTACCACGACTTGATACACCAAGTTTAACACCACTCTCTAACATGGTAGTTACTAGCTGACCCATTGGAGTTGGTAAGATTTTTAGTTTTCCAAACCCATTAGCGCCATCCATCCACATACTAGTAATCATATGTGATACCCGATCTAAATTAATTTTTAAATCGTCTGGATGATCTACTTCACCTAATACTGAATAACCAGTTGTAATTTGTTCATTCAACGTATTTACCGCAGATTCTATTTCAGAAATAGGATACACACGGTCATTTGCGTTCGTAACTCCGCCCTGAATAAAAATCCCCTTCATATACAGGTTCTTTTTATCCCCTTCACTTACTGATTCAACCACCATTCCAGCGCGGTCAAATGTCAAGTGCTCTTTTAAGTATAATGCCATTATAGAATCTCCGTCGAACGAAATGACCAACTATTTGTAGTTTTGTATCTAGTAAGCGTACAAGGACTCGTACATCGCTCTATGGATGTACGAGTCCTACTGTACAGATACACTTGCGTTACATTACGCAAGTGATCTTTACCTCTAAGATACAAAGCCATTGCTCTCAGGTTTCCTTTTATCTAACAATACGTTTAACAGTCTTGCGGGCTTCAGCAATCGGGCTCTTGTCGTTTTGTGCTACGCTACCGCCTGCACCAACTTCTTTGCCTGTCGAGCTATCTTTTTTGCCCCAATCACGCGGTGCTTTGTCTTTGAATGATGTCTTGCCAGCGTTACCGCCCGGTGCATTCTTAAACTGTCCAGCACCTTTAACTTGCGTCTCACCCTTAGTACCATAGTTACTTGGGTTCTTTGGGCTTGTTGGAACTGGTTCATTTTGACCAGAGAATGTGACAGGTTTGCTGTCCATTCCAGCTTGTCCACTGTTTTGTAAGCCTGGGCTCTTTGTTTGAGCGCCATTGTCGCCGCCAATTTTAGAACCGTATAGACCCTTGACATTTTGTAGCTGAACTGCTTCCATCATTTCTTCGCCCATGTCTTCTTCGTCGCCCATGTCGTCATCACCGCCCATGTCTTCTTCGTCACCCATGTCGTCATCACCGCCCATGTCTTCTTCGTCACCCATGTCGTCATCACCGCCCATGTCTTCTTCGTCACCCATGTCGTCATCACCGCCACCACCCATGATCTGCTCAAATTCAGCCATCAATTGGTCTAGCTTGTCTTCAATACGAATAACAGAATCTTCAACTTCTCCGCCTTCGCTTGCAGCATCGTCAGATTCAATATCGACAACATCATCACCTTCAAGGTCATCCATGCCATCCATGCCATCTTCATCTTCTTCAGTCATGCCGCCGGCTTCTTCGCTGCTGATTTCATCCATCAGATCACCTACTTGGCCGCCCATGCCTTCTTCAACATCATCTTCCATTCCCATCTCTTCGTCCATTATGGACTCATAGATTTCTCGGGATTTTTCTACAACGATGTCATGGAATAATTCACGCGCTTGTTCTTCGTCCTCATTGATAATTAGGTCAATAAGTTTTTCAAATTTTTTGTTGTCCATTGTTTGTTTCTCCTGGTAATGGCTTTGTAGAATTATTTAGCGCATATCACGACAAACAGCGTAATAACTATGCTTTTTTAGCGTTTTACCAGTTTAAGACAACTTAAATTGAGGGAGATTCTGCTTTGGCTCCGTATTGCGTATGAACTTTTTTAAGATGCTGCTTTTTTTCGTAGTTTCTAACGTCCAACATCTTTCGCAATTTTCTCAATTGCTTTAGTGTAAGCTTGGTTTTTCTAGATTGTTTCCAAATAGGTTTACTCTGATCGGCATCAACGTCTTGGTAGCCGGGAACAGGCGGGTCGAACATTTCCATTAATTTCATTTTACTATCCCTATTGATTATTTATCAATTTATGCAGTTAGATTGCCGCCGGCACCACCTGGTATCGCTGCACCTGGGGCTGACGATACTGGGCCAGCAACTTCAGGTGCAACCTCTTCACCTTCTTCGGGTGGAGTTTCAAGATCATCAGCAGTTTGTTCATCTGATTCTATACCTCCCACACTCACGCCAACATTACGCAAGTCAGAACCAGTAGGGGTTTGCTCTTCGTGGCTGTCGTTTTCTTCGTGCCATAACTGTTCGTTCTTAGTGATTTCTTCTTCAGTTAACCCCAAGAATCTTTCTAACGCAAAACGTTTTGAAATATAAGGGAATGCTTCCATCGATGCGAATGTGCTAACTCTAGCATTATCTAACTCGCTTTGCCGATACGCGGCAAAGTTTTGTGGAGGATTAAACTTTAACGTAAACAATCCAGAATCAATATTGAATCCTCTCCATCGCATAAACAACTTAAATTCTTCATCAAGCTTTAACGCAACGTAATTTTGTAATCTTTCACAATATTGATTAAATCTAAACTCTTGGATCATTGCCGTTCCCACTCTGCCATCACTCAGTGGAGTGTTAGAATCGTCAGGACCAGTAGGTAAATATGAACTTGGTACACGTAATCCACGAGCTAATCTATTATTAAAATATCGCAAGTCATCTATCTCACCTAGATTTTGTCCGCCAGGTAGCACTTCAACTGATGACCCTCGACCATCAGCAGTGACTGGGAAAAAGTAATCTTCGTTCATTGATAACGGGTTGTAGGTGGCATCTACTACACTTTGCCCACCGTAGATTGATGGGATTCTGCGTTGATGTATTTCATTTTTTATGCGCTCTACGAATGCCATAGCCATATGACTTGGCATATTACCAACGTCAATCTTAAACATTCTACGTTCAGGTGCGCGTTGAACACGATAAATCAACACTGCATCTTCTAACAATTCTTTTTGCTTGTAAACTTTAAAGATATTTTCCAAGATAGATTGTCCAAACGGCCAAAATCTATCCAATCCTTCAGTCAAGCTTAAATGTACCATGTGCTTGGCATCCACTGCAGCTTCACTTTGACCTAGCGTAAACCTAGACCCAGATGTATTATACGGCATACTGGGCACCGTGTATCCACCACCTGCACCACTACCACCGCCACCTGTACCACCTAGGCCAGTTGCCGGATTTGCGGCAAAATCAGAATTTGTTTTTTGTGCAACCGTTAAATTTTGTAAATTAATATTCAAATCTTTTAGTACATATTGCTCAGGTTTTTTACCTTCACTCTCATTGACGATAACTTTGATAACTTTAACCATATCAATCCAATATAGTTTAAAGTTCTCTGGGTCGCGCACAAATACTTGATCTCCGTACTTAATAACATTTCTAAATATTTTAAAGACTCTTGTGTCAAATTCGTTGAGTTTACACCATTGTTGTAGCTGAGTTTTAAGCAGTTCAACTTCGTGGGGAGTTGGTTCGTCTTTAAATTCAAACTGAAAAGGAGTTTTATTGTGCTCATTTTTCATTGTACTGAATTCAGAAATAATATCTAAACACGCATTTATTTCAGCATCCACATCCATCATTTCATATTGGTTATAACGCTCTACTCGATTTGGATGGCCGGTATAAACTTCCGGTAATCTACTCATGTAATTCTTATAACCAAACTCAGTGTTGTTCCAGCCTCCAGTTGAACTGCCATTTTGACCGGGACTTCCGTTCCAGGCTCCAGCGTTACTATTCATCCCTGATATAGGACTAGAAACACCACTCTTGTTTAAAAATTTCTTTTTATAGGTCATATTAGTTACTTTGCTAAGATATTTAGTGTTAAACTAGTGAATTCTTTAATAACTGATCCTGTAGATCATTGCTAGTTCCCAATTTGTCTATCATCACATTTAACTTATCAGTCATCATTTCCATCATACTAGCATTCATTCTAACCATATCTCCCATAATGGTGTCAATAGTTGAGACTGGGCCAGCCGCTACCGCAGTAGGAGCAGCAGGGGGTTCAATTGGTGCTGGTGTTGTAGCTAACTTTTCTAGTATAGAATTAGGGTCTAATCGTTTTATCAACTCACCTCCGCCGCCACCGTGTAACTCAACAGGAAATCCACTTTCTAACCCGTTAAATATTCCACCGTTCTTAGCTTTAGGCAATTGAAAATGTACCGGATCATTGGCTACTGTCTGTTGTAATCCTTTTGCGTTAAGCGCAGCGATGGCCACAGAGTCACCCTTACCCTGTTGAATATCTACCGCATCTCCGCTTTCGTGTGCGCTCTTGCCTGGCTTACCAACTGCCATTCCAGTAGGACCCTTTCCTGGTCTACCCGCTTTTACTGTCTCATCATACAAGCGTTGTTGATCTTCGCTGGCTCTTTTTGCGCTATTAATTATTAATTTTTTGCCCGTAGTTTCATTGTAGTCAGCAGCAGCGGCCAGTATTTGTTGTTGTAAGTTTCCATTTAAATCCTTGAAGTTTTCCATGCTACCGGTGTTAGATGTAAACGCCAGTAAATCTTTCATATCACTACCTGCGTCTTTATCACCCTTCGATGAAGATGATACACCTCTTGTAGTAACAGTATCAGTTGCTTTAGGTGTTAATGAGGCTACCTTAGTGCCTCCGCCGCTGCTAGGAGCAGCAGATGAGATTGCGGCTGTGGGTGTTGCTGGAGCAGATGCAACCATAGTTGAGGGTTTATTTGTAGCCGATGTGCCTATTTTTGCTACAGCGTCCGGTAGTGGTTTACCGCCAAATGCACCTGCAGTAACTGACTGTTCTGCCTTACCAATTTTAGATTCCATCAACTTATATACTTCATCTAACGATCTAGGTTTACCACTTTGATCATAGAATATGCCAATATTAGCGTCTGCGGCTTTTTTGCCTACGTGTTCTGCTGCCGACTTAGACGGGTCTTTGCCCAGTGCATTTAGGAATGATGTTGCTCCACCGGCACCTAAAAAGTGAGCCATGTACATATCAGTAGAGTTTGCCTCTTTTCCAGTACCTTTTTCTAACTGTGTCTTTTGTAATTTGGTAAAGAATTCTGCAACTTCTGTTGCTTTTGCTGGGTCTGTCTTATCTTCTAATGAGTAATCCTTACCCATCTTTTTAGTCATATCTTTCCACGTAGCATCTGTGAACTGAAATAACCCTGCAGCAGAGCTAGTTTTTGCTTTGGCGTTAGTATTCCCGCCTGATTCAATCATAGCGATAGATTGTAAATATTTTGACATATCCCCACCTTCACCAGTTGGTTTAGGAGGGATCGCTTTGTTCATTCGTTCTCTAATGAATGGATCGGTGACATCTGCTCCACCTAACCATTTCTGCTGTTCTTTGGACATCGATGTCTGACCACCGGCGATCACGCTGCTAGCATTTTTTTCAGTTGTTATTTGAGTGCCGGGCATCGAACTGCTAACATTTTTGTTAGTTGTTATTTGAGTGCCGGGCATCGAACTGCTAACATTTTTGTTAGTTGTTATTTGAGTTCGTAATTTGTCAATATCAATAAACGCACCCTTGATACTATCAGCATTAGCCTTTTCTGTAGTAGCGGTATCTTTGGTAGTATCTAGATTGTCTTTCAGGGAAGTGTTGAACTTATTAAATGAAACCGTTAAGTTTCCTAGAGAGATAGTTGCCTCTTCTAATTTTTTATTAAATGAAGTTGTGATAACTACTTGTTTTTCTGTGGAATCAGTTTGCTTGGCAATAACATCCATCACCGGATCTAACGCGGCGGTATTCTGTACTGGGGTTGCAGTTGGAACGACTGGGGTTGCAGTTGGAACGACTGGGGTTGCAGTTGCAGTTGGAACAATAGGTTTTGCGATCATTTTCTCGCCGGCCACTTTGCCAACTTTCTCACCTATCATTTCGCCGCCTTTTGAGCCTAGATATCCGCCGACTGCTGTTCCTAATGCACCACCAATAATAGTACCGATTCCCGGAAATAACATAGTTCCCAAAGCAGCGCCTGCGGCCATACCACCCCAAGCACCACCTGCTGCTACTGCAGCTTGTCCAGTACCTTTACCTACAGCTTCTGCTTTCTGTACGGTAGCTTCATCTTTTGTTATTTTTCCCGATGCTACATCTTCGTCAGACTTTTTTACACCTTCATATGCCGTTAATCCACCAGTTACTACTCCGGCGGCTGCCCCTACTCCAGGGATAGCTTTTGCGAACTTACTTAACGGTCCTGCTAGTTTACCTAAAGAAGATGCCGCTTTTGCTAACTTAGATCCGCCGGCTGCCGCTCCAGCAGCTGGTGTGGGTACTGATGGGGTCGCTACCGGAATTGCGGCGGCGGCTTCTCTTGCTAATTTTGCTTCTCTAGCAGTTTTTGCAGCTCCAGTTAATGGTTTACCGTTTTTATCTAGTAAGTCTGCCGCCGCCGGCGGTGGCGTCCCTCCTGCAGCTCCGGCCGAGTCTTTTTTCCCTAGCATATTTTTGCCTGCCATATACCCTAAGCTTAGGGCTGCCGCACCTGCAGCCGCAGCAAGCACAGTAGCAGCCGTTGTTGCAAGCGTGAACCCATTAATTAACGGGTTAGAATCCATTAACAATTTAGATAACACTATCTGAGCATCTCGTTCAGTATTAAGCATGTTATTTCTCATAACCAACGCCGGATCTTCTCTTTTTGCTTTTAACTGATCGGCTTGTCCTAGAAGGCTTTTCTTCTTCTCTGCATCTAACTCTACTGCTGCTTGCTTTCTTACCTCATCTTCCCTCTTTTTCAAGTCCTCGGGATTTGCCGTTGCCATGAAACGACCTTCTACAATTTCTTTACGATACTGATCACGTGATTTACCTTCCATTTGAGTTAAGTTAGTGAAGTCCTCAACTCTTGCGCCCAATTGAGTTGCTGCATCGTCGCTTGCTGAAATAGCAAATCCAAACTGATCTCTCATTCTGGCTGTACCTTCAGATAGTTCCTTGCGCAACATCATAGGTTCTTCTTTGCCTTCTTTAACAGCCTTTATAAAGGACATAATCTCAGGATTTGTGGTTAATATTTTGCCACCCTCCGGTGTAACTACACCAACTGTAGCCATTTTACTAAATGCGGCAAATTTTTCGGGACTCATTTGTTGTTTTGCAACTAACAATAAATCTTCAGTGCGTTTTGTTTCACCTCTAATTTGTGTAGCGGATGCCATCAATTCCTGTTTTTTACCCTCATCCGTTTCCTTAGATGCACGTTCTTCTAACTCAGCCGCTTTCTTGTTTTGATTTGATAAAAATACCTGAGATGCTATCGTAGCAACTGCCGCTTCTTTTTGTTTCTTCAGAGCATCTACATTTTCACCGGTCAATGCCGCTAACTGTAACAAACTATCGGTATACTCAACCGTACGTTGACGTAGAGTACCGTCTGTTTTCATTCTGTCAGTGACAACCTGCCCTGACCTCATCATCAACTTAATACTATCAGCTTGATTTTGATTGAATTGTTCTTGGCTGACACCTAGTCTTCGATAATTGTCTATCTCTTTTTCATTAAGCTTCGATAATTCGCCAAACGTTTTGGCACCGCTAGATACAGTACTACCCAAACCTATCATATCGGTGCCTC